AAGGTGATGATGTCCACAGGCGGCAGCTTTGCACCATGCAGTCCGCTGATATTGCCGAAGTGTTGTACCTGCGGCAGCCGTTTTTCTGTCACACGAATGGCAAACGGTTCAATTTCAGAAGACCAGACAGGCACAATGCCTGTCAGCAGTCCGGCAAGTGGAAAACCACCGCTGCCGTCAAAGAGGCTGCCAAGGGTAAGCGGTTTATTCATCAGGCTTTTCCACCTCTTTCACCAGTTCAGAATATGCGATCTGCTTCCCATCCCGCTTGACATACACACCATCGGCATTTCCCGTATCTTCCACATACCGGCGAAGAATCACCGATGCATATTTTTCATCCAGTTCCATGGTGTAACAGATGCGGTTCATTTGTTCGCAAGCCATCAAAGTAGAACCGCTGCCGCCAAAGGTGTCCATTACCACGCCATTTTCCTGTGTAGAATTGCCGATGGGATAGCCAAGCAAGTCCAGTGGTTTTGAAGTTGGGTGATTGGCATTTCGTTTCGGCTTATCAAAGTTCCAGATGGTTGTCTGCTTGCGGTCGGAATACCAGTGATGTTTGCCATTTTGCATAAAGCCGTACAACACAGGTTCGTGCTGCCACTGATAATCAGAGCGACCCAAAACAAGACTATCCTTTACCCAGATACAGCAGCCTGCAAGATGAAATCCGGCATCAATGAATGCTTTGCGGAAATTCAGCCCTTCGGTGTCTGCATGAAATACATAGGCAGAACCGCCTTTTTCCAGATGCTCAGCCATTCGCTGAAAGGAGGACAACAGGAATGTATAAAACTCCTCGTTCTTCATACTGTCATTCTGAATGGTAAGTCCGCTGGCACTCTTAAACGAAACTCCATATGGGGGATCGGTCAGAATGAGGTTTGCCTTGGTGTCACCCATGAGAGCAGATACATCCTCCGCAGATGTGGCATCACCGCACATCAGCTTGTGTCTGCCAACTGTCCATACATCGCCACGCTGGACAAAAGCTGCTTTTTCCAGTGCAGTGGTGAGGTCAAAATCATCGTCTTTCACTGTGTCACCGCTGTTTGTATCAAACAAATCTGCAATTTCAGCTTCATCAAAGCCAGTCAGATCAAGGTCAAAACCGAGATTCTGCAATTCTTCCATTTCCACAGCAAGGAGTTCTTCATCCCAGCCGGCATCTAATGCCATCCGGTTGTCAGCAAGAATGTACGCTTTCTTCTGTGCTTCCGTCAGATGGTCGGCATACACGCAGGGAACTTCTGCAATACCTTCTTCCTTTGCCGCCATAATGCGTCCATGTCCAGCCAGCACATTGTATTCCCGGTCGATAATGACCGGATTCACAAAGCCAAACTCACGCAGAGAAGAGCGAAGTTTCAGGATCTGTTCCTTGTTGTGCGTTCTGGCATTGTTGACATATGGCACTAACTTGTCAATATCAACGAGCTGAAATTCTGTAGTTGTGTTCATTTTGATTCACCACTCTTTAAAATGTTTCTTATTTGATTCCATGCATCTATTGCTTGCGAGGTATATCTTACACTCAAATCAACCATTTGTTCGCCATGTTCTAAAATATACATATCGGATTGACGACTTCGTACAAGATTTTCTGCAAATTGTGCAGAGAGAACAGTCGGTATTTTCTTGCCATTTCCTACTCGATTGAAATACACTTTTTCTGACCGCATTAATTTTTTTGCTTCGGAATAGATACTTCTTTGGCAATTAGGACTCTCACAATCAAAAGTCACATTGTGCAATTCGGCATCTGTATTTTTGCTAAACACACAACCCATATCAGTTCCTCTTTCTGGCGGTCAGCAGTTTTTCCATAGCATCATCAATGGGCAGTCCTGAAAATTCTGTTGAACAGTTTTCTCGTACAATTTGAAAAATTTGATACCACAACTGATTAACCTGTTTCATGTAGCTTTGACTCATAGAGACATACGGAGAAGCAATTGCGGCTCCGGTAGTTGGATGTTTTGCAAGAAATCCATACTCAGATATTACTTCTTCACACTGAATCCAGCGGCTAACTGACATGGCATATTGCATCACAAGTTCGGAGTATACGGCTTTTTCACATCCTCTTGCTTTTAGCCATCGATAGGTTTCACTATAGATTTCTTCGGCAAGAAAATCTTTTCCGTTTTTTTGCTGAGCTTTCATAAAATCCTTTACTGGCGGAACATCATCACCTATCAAAACAGAAGATTCTGGGAATTCAAGCACTGATGCAGATTGTCCATCATTGATTTTGTCAACTAACGCCTTGGATTTTCTGCCCGAACCAACTCTTGCACCACCCCTTCTTGTACCGTCTTTTGCCACTGTTTTCACCTGCCTTTTGAGAGAAAAATAGCCGAAACTGCGTAAGTTTCGGCTTGTTGCATATTTTTAGGGTTAATACCCCCTTTGAAATCCAAATTTCGTGCGTGAGAGGGGACGCCGGTCTGTAAAAAATTCACAATTAGCGATTTTTATCCCCCCCCACCGGAAGCATTTCAGACACAATCAATACCGATAGACGGGATTTCGGTCTTCCGTCCATGTCTTGCGGTCATGGCAGGGCTTACAGAGAGCCTGCCAGTTGCTTTCATCCCACATCAGATGCGGATCACCACGGTGAGGAATGATATGGTCGACCACGGTCGCTGCCGTGAACCGCCCCTGTGCTTTGCAACGCACACACAAGGGATGCCGGCGGAGATACGCTTTGCTGAGTCTCTGCCACCTGCTGCCGTATCCACGCTTGGCGGCAGACGGTCGGTCTGGGTGCAAGGGCTGATGCTCTGCACAGTACAAGCCGTCTGTCAGATTGGGACAGCCGGGGTGCTTACATGGTTTCAGTGCCTTCCTCGGCATAAGGTTCACCTCCGGATACAACGAAAGCCCATGTGGAACACCACAGGACTTTCGGTCAGTTTTCTATGATATTATTATATCACACCTTTTTGCAAAAGTCATCCTCGATTTTACTCATGCCTTACCATAGAGAAGTAACGTCAAGTGTTGTACGGCACGATTCTTTTTGTTGTATGCAGAAGAACGCTCAATACCGAAGTGCTCGCAAATGGTATAAATGTTTTGATCTTCCCGCCAATAGAACTGTTCCAGCACGTACCGTTCATCCTCCGACAGGCTGTCCCATGCAGGCTGAAACCATCCCATGTATTCCTTTGCCTGACGATACCGTTCCCGCAGCACATCAATTTCGTCAATGGCAGTGATGATTCTCATTTCGCCGGACTGTGGGTTCGGACTGCCGCCCGGCATATCTGTAAATGCTGGACTGCCAAGGGTTGTGGTGTCTTCATGCACCTGTGCGATTTCTTCGTCTGTATGTGCAATGATGTATGCCATGCTGCTGTAATCCTTTAGTGCGTTTACAGCGGCACTCCGTTTGTCTAAGTACTGCCAAATGATGTTCATCTGCTACCTCCGATTTCTGCTTTGACAGCTTGCATCAAAGCGGTCTGCGTCTCGTCTTTTGCTTGTAGAGCTTTCAAGATATGTTCGTCGATTGTCCCTTTGGTGATGATATGCTGTATCACCACAGTTTCGGACTGTTGCCCCTGTCGCCACAGTCTGGCATTGGTCTGCTGGTAAAGTTCCAGACTCCAAGTCAAACCAAACCACACTAAGAAGTTTCCTCCTGCCTGTAAGTTCAAACCGTGTCCGGCAGATGCAGGGTGTATCAATGCTACCTGCAACTTTCTGCTGTTCCAGTTCTTGATGCTTTCTGCCGATTTGATTTCCTGATAGACAACTCCGAGTTTTCTCAGCCTTTCAGTGATTCTTGTTCTGTCGTGCTTGAACCAGTAAGCCACCAGAACTGGTTTGCCGTTTGCAGATTCAATCATATCCTCCAACGCATCAAGTTTTCTGCTGTGTATCGGAATCATGTTGTTTTCGTCATCGTAAATCGCACCGTTAGACATCTGACACAGCTTGTTGCTTAAAGCTGCGGCATTTGTTGCCGTTATCTCACCTTCTGGCAAATCCAGCACCAAGTCTTGCTTTAATTGCTTGTACCGTTCAGCTTCTTGCTTGGATAGCTGCACACGTGATTCTGTCAACAAAAGTTCTGGCATTTGCAAATAATCAATCGCTTTCATGGAAATGGTGATGTCTGAAATTTTATCATAGATTTGTTTCTCTGCCTGCGGCAATGGCTTGTAAGAATAAACTACCATCCCATTTCGTTTATCCGGCTGAAAATAGGCTGTTCGATATTGTCCAATAAATCTTCCAAGTCGCTGTCCCATATCCAGCAAACGAAACTCTGCCCATAAATCCATCAAACCATTACTGGACGGTGTTCCCGTTAAGCCAACAATGCGTTTCACCTTTGGTCGAACTTTCATCAGTGCCTTGAATCGTTTCGTCTGGTGATTCTTAAAGCCTGACAACTCATCAATCACCAACATATCGAAGTCAAACGGAATATGACTTTTCTCTACCAGCCAACTGATATTCTCACGATTCAGAATGCAAATATCCGTCTTTGTATGCAGGGCTTGTCTGCGTTCTGCGGGTGTCCCAACTGCTACACTGTATTTCAGATGCTTCAAATGTTCCCACTTTTCAATTTCTGCTGACCAAGTATCCCGTGCCACACGAAGGGGTGCAATCACTAAAACACGGCGGATTTCAAAGCGGTCAAACAACAACTCATTGATTGCTGTCAATGTTGTGACAGTCTTCCCTAAACCCATATCCAGAAGAAGTGCTGCCACAGGATGCTCCGTCAAAAACTGAATCGCATATTGCTGATAGTCGTGTGGAATGAACTTCACGGTGTTTCACCTCCGACTTCATCCAAAATGGGGCGGATTTGTTCCAGACTATCCAGACAATACACGGAAAAACCCACTCTCTCAAGCTGTTGTTTTCTCCGGATTTGTAACGCCCGCATCTTCTCACCCGGAGCCTTTACTTCTACAAACGCAATTTTTCCACCCGGCATCAATACGATTCGATCCGGCACGCCATCCGTTCCCGGACTTGTAAACTTCCAACAAAGACCTCCTCTGGACTGCACCTCTTGTACCAACCGGCTTTCAATCATTTTTTCACGCATTTTAGCCACCTTTTCAAGTTTTTTCTTTTTTGGGGTGATGGTCTGTTACGGTCAATATATAAAACCCCTTTTAGGCTGAAAATTTGGTAAAAATTACCTATAAGAAGAGTTTACGAAATGACCCTCTCCGACCATCACCCCTGCCCATTATTCCAAAAATTCTGACTTGATTTTTAAGCCGTAAACGATGACACCTTTCTTGGTTCTCTTTCGTTCAAAGCCTGCATTTTCAAGCCCCGTGTAAAAGTCCGTTGTACTCCTTGTGTACTCTCCATTTCTGGCACAGTAAGCACGATATTCCTGATACAGTTCGCCTGACTTTTGCTGATAGGTCTTATCTACCTCACAGCAGTCTTCCAGAAATGCTGACATCCAGTCATTGCTTTCCCGGTAAGCGTGAATCGCATTTTTGACGCACTGTGGCACATCCAACTTAAAATGCCGGTCTATGACTTGTTTCGCTCCCTCCATTACCCAGGACAGAATCGCACCGCCCGCTTCTTTCACCAGATAATCTGCAAAGTTCTTGATGTCTGACTTGCCCTCCAGCTTTGCCAGAAACGGGATTACAATCAATCTCCGCCATGTTCCGGCATCATTCGCACCGACTCTCGGCAGATGATTCGTGTATAGCACCAGTGTATGAGCAGGCGTATATCGGAACGGGTCTTTGTATTTCTTCTCTGCTTGGATTTCATCCGTGGAACAAAGCTGCTTGATGACCGCAGTATTCAACCGCATTCCTTCCTCCAGTTCTGCTGCAATAACCAGTCGTTTGCCTTTGAGTTCTGCCATCTCCGGCTTTACATTTCGCTTGCAGCCGACCGTCAATGCATCCGCAGACATTGTCCCACTGTAACTACCCAGCACCCGTGACACTGCATTCCAGAAGGTCGACTTGCCGTTACTGCCTTCGCCATAGGCAATAATCAATGCCTCTTGATACACTTTTCCAATCGCACAAAGCCCGCAGATTTGCTGCACATAATCCGTTAGACTCTGATCGCCACAGAAGAAGCAATGCAAGGCATCTTTCCAAATTTCTTCTCCCACGTTGTTCGGCGAAACAGCAGTCATTTTTGTGAGGTAATCCTCCGGATTGTGCGGTCTTCCACCATTCACGCCTTTCTGCAAGTCATAGGTTGCTGTCGGTGTGTTTAGCAAGAACTCCTGACTGTCAAAATCTGCAATATCTTTCAGCAGCATCGGTTTTGCTGCTTGTAATGCCGAAGAGATGTACTTCATATCTCTGCGTTTCATGACGAAAGTTCGGTAAGTCAGGGCAGAGCGATATTCGATGTACGCTTTTCTGCTGGCATCATCCACCGCTTTTTCCAGCACCTTTCCGCCTTTGGCGATTGTTTCAGCATCTACTCCGCTGTCCAACAGCATTTTGTGCGTCATTTCCAGCGTTCGTTCTGCTTCTTCCAGTTGCTTGTCCAGAAATGCTTCGCATCTGCCGACTGCTGTCTGCTTTGACTCTACCCAGTGTGTTTGCAGATAGCATAAGTATTCGGTTGCATCTGTATAGGCAAGTTCGCCTTGTACCTGCCCTGCAAAAACTTTTGCTTGTCCAATATCGGAATAATCCTCCGGACGCAGGCTATACATCTGACCGTATAATTCAGGTGCAATATAGCCCTCCTGTTTTGATACTCTTTTTCCGAAGCTTTTTGCACTCTGCCAAATCATGTGCAGTTCTGATTCTGCCAGTGGCGGGTTGCACTTTTCTGCTGCCTTTTGAAACAATTGATACGCTGCCTCTGTATTGCCATAACGCTTGATCAGTTTCCCAGCGATATGACTCATTGTGCTATTTCTGGAGCCCTCTTGAATCCATTCTGTCTGAGCATCCCATTCTGCAAAAGCATCTTTTTCAAAAAATTCAGCAAGTGTCAGATTGCCTTGATACCATTCCACTTGCGGATTCTCCACGCCAAAAAAGAAATGTGCTTCGTCTAAAGCTTTTTCATCGAAATAGGGGAACTGCTCCAGAACCTGCTTTTTCAAATTCTGCCGTTCTGTTACGGACATCCCTTTTTCTGCTTCAAAATAGACATGAAACTTAGGACGTGCGATTCTGTTTCCCTTGTTTTTCATGTGATTTCTGCTATAGGCAACTGCAAATGCTACGTCTGGAAATGTCAATGCCAGTTCCAAAGGTGTAACCCAATCTTCTGGATTTTCAGAGTGGCTATTATCGCAATCAAACATCAGACAATCGCTCTCTATAAAGCTGACATTGCTTCTTTTGTCATCCGTGAATTTTGCAGAAACATGGTCAAATTGCACCGCAGACTTCAAACTTTCCTCGTCAATTACCTCTACATTCTTCGGATATTTGATATTTTTTGCGTTTTCACGGCAAGTAGCAGCATAAAGCGTAAATTTCATTTCTTTGCCTCCAGTTCTGCAATCAGCGTATTTGTCTGACTCATAATTCCGCACACTTGCTTTTGTATATCACGCAAAGAGTCCATAGTAATTACATCTCCAGACTGTTCACCATCTTGCCCCGTTAATAAATAATCTGTCGACACGCACAAGTAATCCGCCATTTTTAATAAAAGCCTCGGTGAGGGAGCCGTTTCACCTTTTAGGTACAGAGAGACTGTTTGCGGTCGAACTCCAACGTGTTCAGCCAGTTCTTTTTGTGTAATTCTTCTGCGGTACGTTGGATGGCACTCCATCAATTTTTGCAGCATTTGTGGGAATTGATACATCACTCTGTTTCCTCCAGTTCTTCTGTAAAATACCGAATGGTCATATGTCGCCGTTTCGCCCATTTGATTTCCTGCTGCATTCCCTCCGACCGCACAGAACCAAACACCCACAGCTGGGCACACTTTGACAGCAGTACCAAATTCATGAACATCGCTG